GTGCATCTTGCGTGAGGGTGTACTTGATTGTAATCTCCCTCTAATCCCAAGTGCATAGATACTGCCAGGAATAGTCCTATGCAGTTCATATATTATTTTTTGCCAACTGCGTCTAATATCGCTTCTAGTTCTTCGAAATCGTGTAGTTCTTCTTGGAAAGTTCTTTTGTGTGCAATCTTTATTGCTTTTGACAGCAAAGTAGGTTTAATCTCAAGTTCTGTTGCGATAGCCTTAACAGTATCGTTCAGTCCTGATCGTAGATCTTCTACTTCTTGCAACACTTTTGATCCTTCACCGATCAAAGTCATTAACTTATTCTTTTGTTCTGGTCCAATTGTAATTGACATATTATTTTCCTATCTTCTTATCTCTACCTAATGGTAATTTTTGTATTTTTTCAAACATTCCACCTTTTTTGGCTTCCCATTCTACTCTCACTTGTTTAGATTTAGTACCACCTTGAAAGGATTTTATTGCTTTCTTATAAGACATAGATTCAACTGTTTTAACTTTATCATCAGCTTCAGCATTGTCATCATAGAAAGTAAAAGTTCTTAATTTTGGCATACGCCTCCTTTGTTATTATTAATAGTACTATATCTTTGTATTATTTACAAGAGAAATGTTTATCTTTTCCTAAAAAAAAAGGTTGTATTTTACCAATCAAACATCGTACTATAGTAATGTAGAGTATTTTACACACAAACAAACACACAACAAAAGGAGAAAATTATGTCTACAAATAAAAACGCATACGAAATCCGTGCCGATATCTTAAAAGAGGCATCTGGATTAATTACCCACAAATACGAAAAAGATATGTATATCTGGGAAATGACTAGAACCAGAGATGAGAAGTCTGGAAAGATTATGGATCCGATTGATAAGCCTGAGTTTCCAACTACTCGAGATATATTGGATTGTGCAAATGAATTATATTCTTTTGTAGATTCTAAATAATCAAATCAAAAAAAGGGCGATAGTTTCCTACCGCCCTTTAAAATTAACTTAATTTCTTAAGTTTGTTTTTACCTACTTATTATGCTACTGCTTTGTACTCAACAAACACAGTCATAGCACCACCTGTTGGAGTGGAAGCTGTTGAACCATCTTGTTGTTTGAACGAAGCTGTAAGAGTTGCACCACCAGCCGTAGCTGTTGCACCATCTAACTCAACAACGTATGAACCTGCTGTAGTAATATCTGAATCAGCTACTGCTACTAGGTCTGTTGTACCATCGTTAATAATGAAAGAGTCAATTGAACCACCAGTGTAACCTGATGACACGTTGATTCTAACGTTAGTCACGTAGTATGTTGTTGAACCTGCGTTTGGCATAGTACCGATTGAAGCCGAAGCCGCACCGTTAGTTACCGCCGCTCTTATTGTTAAGTCATCAACGTCAGATACAGAGTTATCTATTACCCATTTTCTAGTTACTAGTGCATCGTCGACTGAGCCAACGTTACTTTCATAACCATTTGGAACAACAATAAGACCATTACCTTTTGGTGTCATTGCTATTGAGATATTTGTATCATCACCTGTTGCCGCCATATTCGGGTTTGAACCTGTAGCCGCGTTAGTAACTGAAAACTCATTAACAGCTGAAGCCGTTTTTTCAAATAACATAATTTCGTTATCTGAAGTATCTGTAATTTTCACTTTACCTTCCGCTGAACCACCTGTACCACCTTTGATGATTGCATCACCTGAAGCGTGTGAACCAGTACCGTTACCACCTTTAACAACCAAGTCACCTGCCGCGCCGCCAGAAGCCGCACCACCTGAAACCGTCATTGTTGTATCATCATCACCTAAGATAATTGATGCACCACCTGAGTTGTCTCTGATTATAACTTTACCGCCATCACCTGAAGCTTCTAATACTAGGTTTACGTTAGCTGTGTTGTCATCTGGATCGACACTTGTCAGCTTAACTTCACCTGAAGTATTTGAAACTAATACTTTAGTGTTGTCTGCGATGTTTGCCTGGTCTACTTCAAAAATTGAATTTCCAGACGTTGTTTCTCTTAACGTGTTAACGTAATCGTACTGTACAGTTGTACCTGTAGATCTTGCAACTTTATTAACAGTACCAATTGTTAGTTCTGCTATTGAGTTACTAGCGCCACCAACTAATATTGTACCAACTGCTATAGAAGATAAATCTGCTCCCAAGCCACCATTTGCTACTGGTAAAGTACCTGTGAAAGTATTTGAACCAAAAGCTATAGTTTTGTTAGTTAAAGTATCAGTAGTTGCTCTACCTACGATTGTATCAGTTGCATCTGGAAGTGTTAGTGTTCTATCTGCTGTCGGATCCGTTACTGTTAAAGTAGTTTCGAATTCATCAGGAGTAGCACCTTCAAATGTAAATGAATTTTGTACGTTTACTGTTGTTGAGTTAACTGTAGTTGTTGTACCTTGTACAGTTAAGTTACCAGTAATGGTTGCATTACCAGTTAGTGTTGGGTTATCAGCGATATCAACTGTTAAAGTTGTACCAGACATTGCTGTCGTAATAACACCAGATGTTCCGCCAACTGTGAAAGTGTCAGAACCTAATGTTAATGCCGCTGAACCTGAGTCACCAGCTATTGTAGAACTTACAGTAGATGATGCTGTGTCAACGTATGCTTTAGTCGCCGCGTCTGTGTTGTTAGACGGAGTTGCTAAACCAGTTATGTTGTTGTTACCCATTGCAAGGTCACCAGTTAATGTTTGTCCTGCGAACGTTGGAGTGTCCGATGAACCTACACCTAATGATATTCTTGCTGTGTCGCCGTCTTCTGCTACGAAGCCTGAAGCTGAACCTACGATGAATTTACCGTCTGCGTCAGATAGACCTGCGATTGAAGCCAACTGTGCGTCATAAGCCTGTACGTCTGAACCAATTGCTAAACCTAAAGCTGTTCTAGCCGCGCCTGCGTTCGCACCACCTGTACCACCGTTAGCAACTGGTAATACACCTGTTACTTGTGATGTCAAGTCTGCTGTTCCACCCATATTAGCTAGGTCTAAGTTAGACTCAGCAATATCGATAGTTGCATCACCACCAATAACAGTTCCTGCACCGTTAGTGATAGTTAGTTTGTTTGATCCTGCTAAGATATCATCCATTGATGTTTGACCAGAACCACCATTTGCTATTGCAAGTGTTCCTGTTACATCGTTAGTTGAATCTGAAAGATCGATTGTTACATCTAAAGCACCACCAACTATGTTTAGGGCTGAAGACGCCGCGATATCAATTGAGATATCGTCCGCACCTGCTGTTATACCGTCACCGCCAATAACATTAATTGTATTGCCTGATTTCGTCATACCAGAACCGGCTGTTATAGCACCACCACCTGAAAACTGTGTGAATGCTAAATTTGTTGTACCAACTGTGATTGAACCGTTAGTTGATAATACAAAACCGTTGTCTGCGTTAACTGTACCTTCTTCGATGAATGCGAAAGCACCTGAAGTAACTTCTGCATCTGAATCAAAGTCAGTTGCTCTTGTAGGAGCCCCTGATGCATTAACAGTGTAGATACCATTTTCAGAAGCGTCAGTTTGATCTTTAAGTAAGATTCTGTCGCCTGTTGCTAATGATACACCGTCAATTGTTTGGCCATTAGCATAAGCTGAAGCTAATGTACCGTTTCCTGTTGTAGCCGCACGTACTGAGTTTTTAACATCTAATCCTGAAGCTGTTGAATCAACATATGCTTTTGAAGCCGCGTCGTTTGAATTACTTGGAGTAGTTGCCACTCTTGCTTGTGAAAGAGTTGAACCATCTGTTGTAAATTTGAAAAACGATGAACTCGTGTCATATATTAATCTACCGCCAGCTTTACCGAATTGGACGTCATTTCCAATACCTTTTAGGCCATAGTTTTTTACGTTTGCCATTTTAATTTTCTCCCTGTTATAAATTAATAAACGATACCCATATGGGCATCATCAATAAACGTTACTGTTTTTATTATTCGGGAGGGTCTGCCTCGATTGTTTTTTAAGTGTCCTCTTCATTAGGTAGGACTTGCATTTATTTATCTATGATATGGTATGATTATGTTATACTTTACTAGTATAAATGAAAAAAGATTATGCTGGGTTTCCCCAGCATAACCAATATGTATTGTTAAGCGATTGCGCCGTAATCAAATACTCTGTTGCCGTGACCGGCAGTTATACCACCGTATGAAAAAGTACTTGCCAACATTTGGCCTTTTTCAGTTCCCGCACCTTTGTGAGGGAAGTCATTAGCACTTCCTGTAATCGTTCCACGATCTGATATAAACATATCAACTACTGACTCTACTGTCCAGCTAGTGTTTAGTCCACAATATGATCCCGGGCTTAATTGCTTAAGGTTAAAATATCTAAATGAGTTAGCCATTTTAAATCTCCTTTCGCTGTTATTACATTAAGTTTACTAGAACTTCGATTACGCCTGATTCACCATCAAAATCTTCTAATGCTTTACCAACCATTGCACCACCTTTGAACTCGCCCGCCATAGCGTGACCAGACATAGCTGATGAATGAAGTAAATCACCTTTTTTGATTGAACCAGTTACTTTGCAAGGTACTCTTCCTGCTAAAGCAACGTATGGGTGAGTTGAATCGTCACCTGCATCTCTGTTCATCATATAAGCTGGTGCTGTAGAAACAACTCCTGCTACTCTATGACAACCTTCGATTGCACATACTTCGATTTCATTTTCACCACCAAAACATACTACTGAACCGGCTTCCATAGCCATACCTGAATGATATCTCTCAGCCAAGTCAGCATATTTGGCACTTGATGCCACACCTTCAAATGTACCAGCTACAAATGTTTCAGATCCTACTGTCCATTTGTCTGTTGATTCACTCCAGATTAATGTTTTGTTTGCACTTGTTCCTCTTTCAACTTCGATACCAGCATCCGCTGACGGAGTACCTGCTTCGTTGTTGTTAAGAACTATAATGTTGTCATCGATTGTAACTGTCTCTGTTTGTAACGCAGTAGAAGTACCAGTAACTGTTAAGTCACCGTTTACTGTTACTGTTGTTGATGTTGCGTTCAAGATGTTTGTACCACCGGCGTTCATCGCAATGGTATCAGCATCTGCTGAAGCTTCAACTTTTACAAAAGTGTCAGAGTCTGCGTCAATGATTTTATCAGACGATAAATTATCTACTGATGATTTAGTCGCCATTTCAGTTCCGCCTGCAGTTGAACCATCGTGAATGTGTACTGAGTTTCTAGTTGTGTTAACTGTTACTTCTCCAGCCGCACCTGTAAATGATCCGTGTTCTGTGGCAGTACCTCTTCTTAATTGTACTGTATAATTTGGCATATATTTGCTCCCTGCTCTTTTTGGGATAAAACTGATGTTTTATCCAACTAATTATTATAAATTATCTTGCTCTTCCGCTGTATTGCTTACAGTTCTTTGTTCTTACAAGTATACTTGTGATTTACCTACAACTGTGTTATAATTTTATAATTGACAATGAGTTGGATCACAACTATATTTATTAAATACAATAGAATTAAACGCATTAGATAATGAAAAAACAACAATAATTTAAAGGCTAAAATGAGTTCAAACACAAAAAAGATTAACCTAGTATGGGACGCCTGGTCCGACCAAGGTCCTATGCCCAATGGATTACATCCAAAATATAGAGAAGAATGGGATTCTCACTGGAAGAACCAGTATGGAACCAACGTGTTAACACGTTTTATTCCTTATGACCGATATTCTCTGGGTTTCTTTCCTGTGTTATTATCACAGTGCAATATTACTTATGAAAATATCACACCTAATAACGTAGTACTTGATGATCCAGAAGTAGAAAACTGGTATGTGATGGAGCCTAACCATATGGACATCAGTCTGATAACTGAGAATATGTTTGGTAACATTGATTTCAAGGTAATTAAACTGTTACGTGAGAAGAAAATAAAGTTAGTGTTCTATTATGCCTTTGAAGCATTTCCGTTTCAGCAAGTAGATTGGCTAAAAACAATACAGAGATCACTTGGTTGGTTACAGATTCCTAGTTCACAGTTTGTTTTGATATTTGGAGATCTAAACTTAGGTGAGAACTATAAACAATTTTTAAATAACCACGATCAGTATTATGGTTATACCTTTGAAAACTTGTTCGTGTTCGATCATTTTGGTTGGGAGTTCTGGGACTACCTAAAAACTTTTGTATTGACCAATCCTGATCAGAAAGAACTGGTACCAGGAACAGATGAAACCAGAGACAGAAAGAGACCTCACAGGTTTTTAAATTTAAATGGTGGTGCTAGGCCACACAGAAAATATTTGTTAACAGAATTAAAGAGACAAGGTCTACTTGACAAAGGATTATACAGCTATCTAAATAAATTTGACATTTACTATGATCCTTCGCTATACTGTTATAAACCGATCAAGAAATTCGATCAAGATCTTTCACTAGTGGAAATGATGGCATATCACAGAGAGCACGGAAATAAAATTGAAGAGAAACATTTAGATGTTGATGCGTCAGAAGATGCTTGGCACAACAGAGGAATGACGGCACAGCACTATCAAGACACATACTTCAATATAGTATCTGAAACGTGGCCAGCTGATCCTAGTTTTTTTGTAACAGAAAAGATATTCAAACCTATTGTTAACTTACAACCGTTTGTGGTTTGTGGTTTACCAGGTAATCTTAAGTATTTAAAAGACAAAGGATTTGAAACGTTTCCTGAATGGTTCACAGAAGATTATGACAATGTGCAAGGACATCCACAGCGAATGCATTATCTAACAGAACAGATTGTTAAAGTGATCAATTGGGATGATGCAACCATACATAGAAAATATCAAGACACCTGGGAGAAATGTTTGTTTAACAGAAAACATTTCTTTGCAATGAACCACGCAATAGAGTTTACAGATCTTGTAAACGCAATAGGAGATCTATAATGTCAGGACAGCGAGAATGGTTAAAGATATGGGCAAGAACAGTAGGTATGCCCATAGGCAAGACAGATGAAGACAAGCCTACATTTATGCCAATCAAACAAAAGAATGTGAAGAAGGCATTGGCTATGAGAACTTTTTGGATTGTGTTGCATATCGTAACTTGTTTGTTTATAATAATAGGCAATGGTAGATTGTTAGGAATTTGGTAGGAAAAATTTAATGGGAAATAAAATCATATGGGGTATAACTGCATTGTCGCACGATGCGGCTATCACAGTTGTCAAAGGAGATCAAATATTATTTGGTGCTCACGCAGAAAGATACTCTAGAGTAAAAAATGACTTTTACTTGAACAAAGAAATAGTCAAAGAAGCAATGCAGTTTGGTTATCCAGAACAGATTGTTTGGTACGAAAAACCTTGGCTCAAGAAAACAAGACAGGCATATTCAGGACAATGGAAATCAGTATTCAGCAAAGATGACATTCCGTATTTTTACTTACAACAATTTTTAAACAAGCCTGTAGGATTGTTAAACAAAACATTTCCAAAGATAACTTATGCACTACACCACCAATCACACGCGGCGGCAGGTGCATACACTTCTCCATATGACGAAGCTTGTGTAGTCGTGCTTGACGCCATAGGAGAGTGGAATACTTGTACTATCTGGAAATTTGAAAACAACAATTTAGAATTAGTTAGTGAATCTAAGTATCCACACAGCTTTGGTTTATTGTATTCTGCATTTACACAGAGATGTGAATTAAAGCCAAATGAAGAAGAATATATTATGATGGGTATGGCCGCATATGGAGAACCAAAATACAAAGATATCATTTATAATGACTTCATACAAAGTGTTTATCCGTTAAAGCTAAAACAAAATGTACACGCAGGAATTGGAAAGTATTTGCCAGGAGCCAAGCTAGAAGATTTATCTGCAAGTATACAATCGATAGCAGATGATATAATTGAAGAACACGTTAAACAAGCAATGCTATTAACAGGTATGAAGAATGTAGTTTATCAAGGAGGTGTTGCTCTTAACTGTGTATCAAACACCAGCTTATTAAAACACACAAATAATATTTGGATTATGCCCAATCCAGGTGATGCCGGTAACAGTTTAGGTGCCGCGGCTCTGGTTAACAAACAAAAACTAGATTGGCAGTCTCCGTACTTGGGTACAGATATAAAAGGAAACTATCCTATAAAGAAAATTATAAAAGAATTAGAAATAAACAAAATTTGTGGCGTGGCTAATGGCCGTGCAGAGTTTGGTCCGAGAGCATTAGGTAATCGTAGTTTACTAGCAGACCCAAGAGGAGGTGACATCAAAGACAAAGTAAATGAAATTAAACGACGTCAGAAGTTTAGGCCTTTTGCTCCGGCCATCTTAAAAGAACATCTTCATACGTATTTTGAACTAGACACTGATGACTCACCGTATATGCAGTTTGTTTGCAAGGCTAAACCCCAAACAGTACAAAAGTTTCCAGCAATCGTGCATTTTGATAACACCGCTAGAGTGCAAACAGTAGGACAAGATGATAATACAGGATTCCGAGCACTGCTTGAAAAGTGGTATGAAAAAACAGGCTGTCCAATTTTGTTAAATACTAGTCTTAACATACGTGGAGAACCGTTAGTTAATAACGAAAGTCAAGCAAAAGACTTTGAAGAAAAATATAATATAAAAGTATATACACAAGAGGAAAATTAATGAAAAAGAAAATAGCAATGATAGGCGTAGGTAAACTTGGTGAACCTTGTGCTGAAGCAATGAGCCAATACCACGATGTGGTTGGCTACGATGTATTACCAAGAACTCCAATTTTTAAAATGAAAGACACAATAGCAGAAGCTGTTGAAGATAGAGATATTATATTTGTGGCGGCCCCTACTCCACACGATCCAAAGTATGATGGCAGAGCACCTACGGCACACTTGGATAACAAAGACTTTGATTACACTATCGTTAAAAATATTTTACAAGAAGTCAACAAGCACGTTAACAAAAAACAAATTGTTGTACTGATATCAACTGTGCTACCAGGTACAGTTAGAAGAGAACTAAGACCATTAATATCAAATGCAAGATTCATTTACAATCCTTACTTGATTGCTATGGGTACAGTTAAATGGGATTTCTTGAATCCTGAAATGGTTATGATTGGTACTGATAATGGTAGTCATACCGGAGATGCAAAAGAGATAGTAGACTTTTATAAAACAATGATGCAGAACGATCCTAGATACATTGTAGGTACTTGGGACGAGTGTGAATGCATCAAAGTGTTCTACAACACATTCATATCAGCAAAACTTTCATTGGTTAATATGATCCAAGACGTTGCTGAAAAGCAAGGTAACATTAACGTTGATGTTGTTACAAGAGCATTGGCACAGAGTGATCAAAGAATTATGGGACCAAAGTATATGACAGCAGGTATGGGAGACGGAGGTGCTTGTCACCCTAGAGACAACATCGCATTGAGATATATGTCAGAGAAATTAGGACTAGGTTATGATTTGTTTGATGCAGTGATGAACGCAAGAGAAATACAGGCAGAGAATATGGCCAAGAAGTTGGTCAGCTATGGTAATCCAGTTATCATTGTAGGTAAAGCATACAAACCAAATGTAAAGTACATCGATGGTTCATACAGCATACTTGTAGGACACTATGTGGAACAGCTAGGACAAAAACTTTTCTATCACGATCCTTTGTGTGGAGAGAATGGTCCAGAGACAGATGGTCCTTACACTTATCTAATTGCACACGACCCGGACACAGCTTTCTTGTTGAGCAAAAGACCAACAGAAGGTGAAGACATAACAATCAAGTTTTTGAAAGGTTCTACTATTGTTGATCCTTGGAGAAGAATGTATGATGTGGATGGTTGCAAAGTTGTTCATTATGGTAACACAAGAATTTCTGATCAGAAGACTCCGTTGATTCTACTCGATGAGATAGCAGTCAATGATAACTCTCAATAATCTAAATCGTATTGAATTTAACATCACCAGTCTGTGTAATGCCGCCTGTCCTATGTGTGTAAGAACCATAGCCGGAGACCGATTGGAATTGAACAGTCTTCCTGTTGCAACTTTTAAAAATATTCTAGACCAACTGCCTACTCAAACTAGCATTGACTTCTGTGGAACAACAGGTGACGCAATGATGCATCCAAAAATCCTAGAGCTGTTTGAAATTATACAAGAACAAGGTAGGAAGAGTGACACGCACACCAACGGCGGATCTCGTAACGTGGAATTTTTTAAGAGGTTAGGAAAGATGTCTGCAAAATCTAAAGGTCGAATATCAGTGACGTTTGCGATCGATGGGCTAGAAGACACATCAGCTCTGTACAGGATCGACACTGACTATAACAAAGTGATAGAAAATGCAAAATCATATATCGGTGCTGGTGGAAACGCAACCTGGCAGTACAT